AACTGTTCCAGTTGTGCCAATATAGTATTCAAGTCCAGTGCTTGTGTTGCTATCACCCAAAGTAAAACAGAACTGATTACCTGTTCCACTTCTATAAAGAAAAAACTCAACAGTAAAAGCCGCTGTCAGTGTGGCAGGTAATGTGGCTTGCAAATACTGGTTTGAACCATTGAATGTTCCATAGTAAGAAGACCCGCCCGTAAAAGGCAAGTAGAAGCCGTTAGTACCATACGAACCACCATAGGTGATGGGTTGCCATACACCATAAGAATTGAATGTTCCAAAACTGTTTGGTGTTAACTGTTGACCGTCAATTAAATTGATTTCGGTCATGTATCCGTCAAAATATGTATTTCCAAATGCTACCGATTGATAAGCAATAGTATGTGATGCGGCTTGGTTAATTCCGTAATCAGTATTTTGAGTTAAGTTGTTATAGGTGCTATAAGATACTTCAGAACCATTTACATACAATTTAAGCCTATTAGTTGCAGTTGCTTGTGTGCTATCCATTGCAACAACAATGTGATACCAAGCCGCTGGGTCTCTATATGAACCATTTGAAATTATCCAATTTGTGTTGTAACCTTGGACATAAATTCTGTCATTTGGTGCAAAAGTAATACAAGTTGCGCCTGTATCTGTTTGGGTTGCACCACCCATAAACAAAACTGGATACCCAGAACTTAATGTTCCTCGTTTTACCCAAGCACTCCATGTCCAAGTCTTGCGGTTAGAGGAAGTTGCAGGCGTTCTATTCAAATAAGCACTAGCACTAGAACGGAAACGCAAAGAGTTGTTTACATACTTGATTGGTGTCAGGTATCCACTTGATGTGAATGTGTGAATGACATTACCACCAGAGATAGTCACAGTACCACCAGCCATTTGCTGTGTAGCACCTGCGTAAGAGATGATTACAACGCCAGAGCCACCGTTGCCTCCAAGACCTCCACTACCAGCACCACCGCCTCCGCCACCGCCAAGATTGGCAGTTCCGTTAGTTCCAGCAACAGCACCTGTAGTTCCACCACCTGTGCCACCACCACCTGCTCCACCAGAGCCGGGGGTTTGTCCTGCTGGAGCATAAACACCACCACCACCGCCACCTGCGTATGTAACTGATGTGCCTGATATAGATGATGCAGTACCTGCACCTCCGTTACCACCAACAGTTATTGTGCTATTAGCACCGACAGCAGAAGCACCGCCACCACCGCCTGCGGTGTAGACACCTACAGCAGTACCTGTACCTCCAGCGAAGCCTTGACCAGATGTGCCAGCACCGCCTGCGTAACTACTAGCACTACCGTTTGCGCCGCCGCCTCCGCCTCCAGAACCGCCAGAAGCACCATTGGTTGTGTAACCACCAGCACCACCACCGCCTACTGCGGCAGTTGTGACCATGCTAAAAGAAGAATTACCACCATTGGCTGTAGTGGCGTTATTACCCGTTTGAGTAGCACCAGCACCAACAACTACAACATAGTTTGAGTTGGTATCAATGGTTAAGCCAGAGCCTGTAAGCAAGCCTCCTGCTCCACCGCCACCACCTTGGTTTACACCACCAGCACCGCCACCAGCAACAATCAAATAACTCGCTGTCAAAGAAGACAAAGGAGTCAATGTTCCTGATGTATTGAATGTGTGAATAACATTAGAGCCACTTGTAGTGACTACTCCACCACCAAACTGTTGTGGGGCAGGGTATGAAATGATGACTACGCCAGAGCCGCCAGCGCCTACTGGATTGCTATAGGCACTACCACCTCCCCCTCCACTACCCGTATTGGCAGTTCCATTTATTGCAGAAACTCCGCTAGTGCTTGACCCAGCACCACCGCCTCCAGAGCCACCTGATGCATTACTGCCAAGTTCTCCACCACCACCGCCACCGCCAGCGTAAGTTACAGAAGAACCAGAGATAGATGATGCTACACCGTTGCCACCAGCGCCCGCCGTTGTACCACTAGCCGCCGTTCCTTGGGTACTAGCACCGCCACCACCGCCAGAAGCGGCAGACTCTACCGTTGTTCCGTTACCGCCGCTTCGACCCTGATTTGCTGTTCCAGAGCCAGCCGTGTTGTTTGTATACGCACCGCCACCACCAGAACCGCCAGTTGAACCACCAGTAGATGAGGAAAACGAAACGCCGCCACCGCCGCCCACTGAGGTTATTGTTGAAAAAACAGAATTAGAGCCGTTGTCACCATTAACTGCGTTAGTCGTTGCCGCCGCACCGCCAGCGCCTACTGTGACCGTGTAAGTAACGCTGGTTGAAAGCACTAATGTAGATTCCGCAGATGCACCGCCGCCAGATGTTCCCGCAGAAGTTCGATAACCTCCTGCTCCACCTCCACCACCACTTCTTCTTCCGCCACCACCACCGCCAGCGACAACTAAAAAGTTAGCAGTAACCGATTGCAGTCCTGTCCACCCAAAGGCGGCTAGTGCGGCGGCTCCAATCTTGGATAAACGAGGCATTAGTTATCCTTATGCGAACTTGGTTTGAGAAGCAAGAACGGTGTATGTTGCAGATGCGGTCTTCAAAATTACATATGTGTAACTATCTATGCCACTTGCATTTCCACTTGTAGGTGCTGTTCCACCTTGCCACTTAGGAGTAACAGATGTGCCGTCAATCGTCACAGCAGAGTTGTAGTAGGCAGTAGAACCTTGGGTTGCTAACATAGTGATTGAGATTGAATCGTTCGTAGCCATCGCAGTATTGAGCGAAGTGCCAGACGAGAAAGCAATATTCAATGTCCAGTTGTTGGCGGCGTTGGTTGTGTAGTACTGAACTGAACCGCTGTTGACGTAGAAGTTAGTCGTTGCTGATGGGGCTGAACCGACTACGTTTGCAGGTTCGGCAATGTTCAAAATCTTCATGGCTTCGGTTGAACTGGAGCCATTGAATGTTTGAGTTGCTGAAAATGTTTGTGCTGTATTGATCAAGGCAATGTTTGCACCAGCCAAAGTGGATGCGCCTGTACCACCGTTAGCAATAGGCAAAATGCCAGATACGTCAGCAGTTAAAGACACTGCGCCAAAAGTTGGGGCGCCAGAAGCATTTCCATGCAAGACTGTGGTTGTAGTGCCTGCCGCTGTTGTAGCTAGCGCAGTTGTTGTACTTGCGTACGTAATTCCGTACTGTGTAAACGCACTAGATTGACCCGTACCACCCGCTGTATTGGGTAAAGTGCCTGTCGCCAATACGCTGGTAGAGGTTGCATATAAAGCCCCACCAGAAGTGAACGATGTCAGACCTGTACCGCCGTTAGTGGTCGCTAAAGTACCAGCCAAGGTGATTGCGCCAGAAGTTGCGCTAGAAGGCGTAAAACCAGTTGTACCAGCAGAGAAGGTCGTGACAGCCACACCAGTCAAGGTAGACCACTGAGGAGCCGTAGCGCCAGAGTTAACGGTCAGAATTTGTCCTGCTGTACCTATTGCAAGGGTGCTAAACGCACTTGTTCCTGCACCATAAGTCAAAGAACCAGTTGCTAAGGTTGTTAGTCCTGTGCCACCATTGGTTGGAGCTAATGTTCCAGCCAGCGTGATTGCACCAGAGGTTGCAGAGCTTGGAGTAAAACCTGTCGTGCCAGCAGAGAATGAAAGCACTGGAGCAGATGTTGCATTTGATGCCAGCAACTTAACAGTACCAGCCGCATTTTTAAAGTACAGCTTTTCATCTTGGATGTTGATAGCCAACTCACCACTTACAAGGTTAGTGTTGAGTGGAACAGCCGCGGCTGTCGTGCTGTAGTACAGCGATATTGGGGTATAGCCTGTTGCTGACATAATTTTTCCTTAGAACGTGCCGCCAGTAATGCCGCCTGTAATTGTGCCATTGGCGGCATTACAAGTTATTGATGAGTTTACCAATTCAGGCAGGTTGCCGCTAGTAGCCGTCTTGAAAACAAGATAGTTTGTGGCTCCACTTGAAGCGACTGTTGTGCCTGTGTTTGTTGAGTTCGTTGCGTTTGTTGCAGACCCAACTGACAAAGTGCTTTGGGCTACATAAGCAGGTGCAGAGGCACCAGCAGTCAATACGTAGCCACTTGTACCAAGCGTTAACTTGGATAGCGTTGTCGATGCGGATGCATACAGCATATCGCCTGTTGCGTAGCTGGTATATCCAGATCCACCCAGAGCGGCTGTGACAGGTGCTGTAAGGCTGAACTGAGAACCAGTCAATGTCAGGCCAGTACCTGCGGTATATGTGCCTGCGCCTGAGAATTGAACCCAAGGCATTACAGTCACGTCGATTGTTCCACCAGCATTTGCTGTAGTGACCCAGCCTGTATCCGCTAAAGTAGTTCCAGACTCAATAAACACAAATGAACTTGGAACTTCTGCCCAAGTATCCATGTCAAGAGCGCGCGTCCATGTGCTGGCGTTAGCCAAATAGATACCGTTGAACTGGCTTGAAGTCTGGCTCTTAACCAAGATGCGATCGCCAGCAGTCAGAGTAGACGTCCAATCACCATTACCTTGGGTCGCCAAACCAGACAAAGTGATGTTGCCTGTAGTGCCATATACGCAAGATGCTTTTGCATCTAAACCTTGGGCAACAGAATCTACGTATTGCTTGGTGGCCAACTGCAAAGCAGATACTGGATCTTGTGTAACCGCTACAGAAGTCAACCCACCCAAAGTAAGTGAAGTTGCACCCAGTGCAATACTGGTTGTTCCAACTGTCACTGAACTATTTGTTAGGCTGGAGTTACCGATGTTGCTCAGCGTGTTAGATGCACCACTGATAGTCTTATTGGTCAGCGTTTGTGTTGCAGTGTTTGTTGTAACCGTATCCGAGCCAACGGTTGCGGTTGTCATGTTAAACACGCCGCCAGTGACTGTTTTACCTGTAAACGTTAAAGCACTTGGCAGGCTCAATGTGACGTTTGTTGAGCCTGATGCTGTAATTTCATTCGCCGTTCCGCTTACCGATGCAACTGCACCGATGCCACTTGCAGTAATTGATACGCTTGCCGCGGCAGTCAGTTGACCTTGTGCGTTGACAGTAAACGTGCCCACAGAAGAAGATGAACCATATGATCCAGCAGTTACTGTGGTGTTGTCAATTGAAATGGTGCCTGTGGAGGTGATAGGGCCACCTGTAAGGCCAGTTCCAGTAGCAACTGAGGTAACACCTGTACCTGTAGTAATCGAGCCCCACGCACCGTTTGCATAGCCTTCAAAGGTTGCTGTGGTGGTGTTGTAGCGAAATGCGCCGTTTGAGCCTGCACGCTGAGCGGTAGTGCCGCTAGGGATGGTGATGGCCGCGGTGCCGGGCACCACTGGGTTACTCGCCAACGCTATTGTTGGTGACCCACCTATGCCATTTCCTGTAGTAACACCAATCTGATTAGTAGTTCCAACGATTGTGGTCGCTGTAACAGTGTTTCCGTTAACCGTTAACAGGCCAACTGCGGTGGTGCTAGAGATGTTTTGTAGAAGCTGGCTAAGCCCAATTACAGGGTTACCAGAGATACCATCGCCATTTGAGACGGTCATGCCTGAACCAACCGTTATTTGGCGGTTTACAACCGTGCTGGCGCTGTCTTTGACAATGATTCCTGTGCTAGCACCATTCAAGCTGGCCGCGGTGCCAGTCATGTTGATGCGCAGAGTAGTACCAGCGCCATTATCAGTAAGAGACAAACCAGTGTTAGCGGTTAGATAGCGTGCTTGTGTTAAACCAGAAGTTGATCCAACAGTCAAAAATGGGTAGTTGAGGGCACCAGCACCAGAGATTGCGCCAGTGGTGGTTTGTACCGTTACGCCGCTTTGAACAACAGGTACAAGCTCAGAACCCGTCAAAGCTGACGCGGTTGGTAGTTGGGTGATGGTTATATTGGCCATGTCGTGTTTACTGCCCCGGTGATGGACTCAAAGTGTCAAGGTTTCCGTTGTTGGAAGGCGTTTGAGTGTTTTGTTCAGGTGATAAATCGTACTGATTATTGCCTGTTGTGATGATTGCGTCAGGATCCACGGCCACTGAAACGTCAGGACGTGGAAAACGAAGCGTTATCTTCTCTGTCTTACGGGCAGGCAAACGATAGGGATCTTTCTCATCAGCACAGCCTTGTTGGCAGACTCGCAGGCCGGGGAAATTCGGATCGGGCATCTCCTCCACGATCGCGCGCTTCATCTTGCACCTGTCGCAGATAAATATCGCTATCGATGCATTGCCTGTAGTGTCTAAAAACCTAGGCATTCTTACCTTGTATAGACGCTGATGTTTGGTGAGTAGTAGATAGGCGACTTGTCGCGCTCTTCTTGCTCAGCCATGATGAAATACTTTTCCGCTTGCGCTTCTAGATACTGGATGCGCGCTAGATCAACCGCAGGTAACTCCAAGCTCATTTGATGAGCTAGCATGCTTTGTATAGCCAATAACCAGCGATCAGGTATAGCCAATTGGCCATCTAAGGCGCCCACGTCTTCAACTTGGCTGGAATACCAGACAGTCATTTGATAGAACGCGCTCTGTGGTGTTGGCCACAAAGTGATAGTTGCATTAGGAATCGTGCGGTTCAACCAGAACTGGAAAGGCTGATTGGCCGTAAAGTTCTTGTTTGGTAAGTTGGTGTAGTCATCTCGGTTCAACCGAGCCATGGTGATCTCAGTAGAGTTCACGCCTAAGTACCACTCACGCACGCCTAGCGTGGTGGTGCCGAAGGCTTGTATGCGGTAGTACAGGACGTTTGCGCCGGGGTCTATGTCTTCCCATATCCACTGCCCATCCGTCACCGTCACCGCGGTTGCTGTGTATAGCGTTGTCCAATTTGTTCCATCAATAGATGATTGGTAGCGGTAGCTCCACGTCGCAGATCCACCACCAGCAATGTATGGCATCAATCCAATAGAGCCAATGTACTGTGGGTTGTTTGTTCCGTAGTTGACTACGATGTTGCCATTAGCACTTGTCTGTAGGCAATAAGTTGTTGTGTCGTCGTCTGCCACGTTTGAGGCTGTTCCGCCTGCACTTGAGGTGTAGGTACCAGTAGGCTGTGTCATCCACCTATAAAGAGC